GATACTAGTTTATCTCCAGAAGCCGCGTATTTCAAACTCCAGTCTTACTATGCAAAGAACAACCTAGACTGGACGAAATCCCTAGTACAGTTGCAACAAGCAGCAACAGTTGCAGCTACTAGCGCAAGGAATACGCAGCAAGCGTTACCTGAAGGCAGTATAGCAAACGCGAATGTTACGGATAAGCCCCAGGTAGCTGATGTAAATACTTCGACCGACGACATCATACGAGATGCAATGGCCGAAGCTGGAATAAACTAGGAGAATTAGATGGCAAGCACACCCATTGCCACGGTCCTCAATTCAACACTAACTCGTAGCCGCAAGAAGCTTATTCTAGCGTCTATTAAGTCTAATGCTCTTATGGCTTGGGCTTTTGCAAACAACCGTGTCGAATTTGAAGATGGTGGACACGACATTACTAACCCACTTACGTTGGGCCGTAATCCAAATATCACTTCCTACGAGTACTATGATGAACAGCCTATCGCTCAGACTAATGAGTTCGATACTGTTACTTACAACTGGGCGCGTGTTGGCGGTTCGGTTGTAATCTCGGATCAGGAAGAGGATGAAAACCGGGGCGCAGCTCAGATTTTCAAACTTATGAAAGCCAAGATCGACGTGCTGGAAGAGAGTATTAAAGAGAAGTTCTCTGAATATCTCTATGCTTCCGGTGCTGGTACTGACCCACAGGGTCTTGGTCTTCTCATTCCTGATGATCCTACTACAGGAACTGTTGGTAATATCAATCGCGCTAATGAAACTCAGTGGCGTACTTCTGCCTATGACTTCAATGGCAACCTTGATAGCACCAACATCGAAGAGGCCTTTGATGACATCCTCCTTGACTTGACGCTTAAAGGCGACAAGCCAGATGTTATCCTCACTGGTCGTAACCTGTATCGTCATTATCGTACCGCAGTACGTGATAAGGTCGTTATCAACCTGTCGGAGTCTAACTCTGGTAGGAAGATGATGGACTTGGGATTCTCTGGCGTTAAACACCAGAACATTCCCATGATGTATGATGAAGATTGCCCTGTTAATAAAGCATTCTTTATTAACAGTAAGTTCCTTCGTCTGCACATCCTTAAACATGTCAACATGAAAGTCAAAGAGTTGGTAGCCCCTTGGACTATTGACGCTCATGGCCGTAGGGTTGTCTGGCAAGGCCAGTGGTGCATGTGGAAATCCTTCCGCACCCACGCTGTCCTGATTAACTCGTAAGATAGGAGTGTAAGGGGATGAGCGAGAATATCAAGCCACGTTACGAAGTGCATAAACTAGATGGAAAGAGGCCTCGCAAGTTTGCTATGCCCAAGACCGACAAAGACGGTAAGTTACTTGGCGGTTTTGTGTATGAAGACAAAGAAGTAGACGCCGGTTGGATGGTTTACTTCCCTAGTGGGGCTTCTGTCCACATTTGGACCAAGGAGGAATTGGAACGGCAAGGCTTTACGAAACAACCGTCTTTGATAAACATGGAGACTGGAGATGATGTCGGGCAAGTGTCCGATACCAGTCTAAAATCAAAGTCGGAACAAGTTTCTAACCGTTCCAGGTCTTCCAAGGTGGCTCAAACTTAACGGAGAAAGAAAATGAGTAAAGTTGTCGCTGACAACTATCCACGGAGCTTTAGCCAGTACGTTCCTAACATGGAATTTGCTGCTGATGTCATCGGGGATGAGCATATCTGCTACTTGGGTAGCCCTGCTGCTCTTGACGCAGATGGTATTTGGGATGGTGTTACTGCTGATGCTAGTGAGAATACCTACACAAGTGCCGATTTCAAATCTACCTTCGACGGTAGTTCAACCTCACTAACCTCAACGGCTGGCATGATCGACGCCACTTATGGCCGTTGTCTCACCGCAACTGGCTCTGCTGGTTCTAATCATGTATGCACGATTTACGGCCGTGACTACCTTGGTCAGGCAATGCAGGAAAATATAACTCTCTCAGGTGCAACTGTTATCTTTGGTAACAAAGCGTTTAAGTACCTAGATAAACTGGTAATTGCGGCTGGAGCGGGTGGTGATACTTGTGACATTGGCTGGTATGATCGTCTTGGTCTTCCCTATAAGGCAGAGAAGATTGTTGGCTATACCGAAGATGACTCATTGTTACCACACGATCCTGTAGAAGCCTTTGTAGAAGTAGATGCAGTTCGTTATGCTTCTGGTGCTGATGTCGTTATAGCTGCTCCGGTTTCTGGACAGATTACTGGAGTCAACTCAGTTATAACAACTGCTACTACTGGTGTTCAGACTTCTACCGTAGTAGTTGGTACTACCGACGTTGCTGGCTTATCGTTAGTCATTGCTTCCAGTGGAACGGTTACTGATCTGGATAGTGATACAGCCACCACGGATGATGACCAGACTACAAGTACTGTTGCTAAATTCGGTGCTATGGGCATTAGTGGTGATGGAACACCTTCTGGTGGTGCAGCTAATTACACAGTTACGATTGAGCCAATTTGCTTCGTAGCTGGTGATGATACTACAACTCAGACGGCCACGACTGAAGACACTCGTGGAACTATCAGAGTAACGAATGCCTGTGATGGCTCAGTATCCTACGAAGTACGTTACAAGTGCGATACTGCTGATCTTCACGGTATCGAACAATATAACGGCTAAGTAGGTTAGGCTGGGGGAGTCCTTGTCCTCCCCTTCAACTCCCCCAGCCACTACCTTTTGTGAGGTAATAAATGAGTGCAATAGATCAGGGACCGGCATTACAACGTGCTGGCCTTCCTTACAGTTTAGGAAAGCTTTTTGCAAGTGCGGCCCCACAATCTGCGGGGATTGGTGGGCTTGGCCCCTCTTCGACAGCCGGAGATTTTATCGAGGCGTCACGTGGTTTACCCCCTGCGCCAACCGGCACGATTATTCACCCACAGCTTATGGCTGAATCAATGGGACAGCAGTTTGATCGCCCAAACCCGTGGGCAACTCCATCAGCCCCTGCTCCCACATTACCAATGACACGGGAACAATTTGATTCGATTCCGAATCCAGATGCCTCTCCTCCTCCCGTTGCTAGTCCTGTTCAAGGACCAAGTACTGCAAACATGGGGCAACCTAGGCAGTCTAGTCCTTTATTGAATACTATCGCGTCTAGGATGAAAGGCCCGATTACAAGTACTGCAGGAGGAATTTCTACAGAAAGATCGGCGCTAGGAAAACCGTTCTAATGGCAACGCTTTCGCAACTTGTAGCGAGGACAGCTGACAGGCTATCTATGGTAGCTGGTACAGGTGTACAAGTCTATGCGGAGGATCGTATCGCAGAGATGATACAACACAAGTTCGATGTCTTGTTTGATGAGGTCTTTTGGCCTCAGTTTTGCACTTGGTATACATGGACGTTAGATGAGACACTCGGAGTTGTTACTGCTGACTTGACTGACATACTTAAACGATATGAAGACATTCAGGTTATATTCCCTGAGAACTCTAATATGGCATTGACTAAGTTGTCTAACTTAACAACTAACCCATATGAGTTGACTGGAACTACCCCAGTTAACTATGAAGCATTAGGGCCAACAGTTAGTAATAAGACTACGAAAGTGTTTCGTATCTGGCCTCTTGCCTCTACTGGTAATGTAGTAGTTAGACTTAGGACCAAGCCAGATACGTTCACAAGTGAAGACGAAATTGACTTTGATGATCAGTCATTAATACTTGGTAGCGTCTTTGACTATCTAGAGGATGATGGAACAAACCCCAATGCAACACAAAAATTCCAATTGCTATTTGAGGCTAGGATCAAGCAGTTGAAGAACAACTTCAACTCCGCACCAATTAGTCTTGATACTGCAACATCCATTCCTCAAACATTTAGCTTCGTGGAGTTATCATAATGGCGCATCCAAGACAGTTGATTGAAGCACTTATGAAAAGATTACTAGATGCTAAAAAAGTCAATACTCGTCAACAACGTACTGCAAGGAATCCTGCACCGGAGGGCGGTTATGAAAACGTTGAGGGTGGTATTGCAAGAGAAAATTTAAATGAAGTGCTTGAGGCAGACTTTACAGCTGACAAATTACGTCAAGCTAGACAAGAAGTAAGAGGAGCACAAGGTCGTGATCCATTAGAACAACCAGTTGAAAGTGGATTATCTAGGTATTTGCCAGAAGAAAACATCCATGAGCCTATGATGCCAAGAACACGAGATGGTAGCCCTCGTACACGTGATCGTACACGACTTCCTGATTCAGAATCTAATTGGGATCGCCGCCTACGTATCGCAGACGAAGAGAAAACCAAGCGCATGAGAAAAGGAACACATAGAGACACAAAGGCTGATAACCTTCGAGTTATGGAAGATGACTTCATATCCGCTCAAAAAGAGTTTGAACGTTTAGCTGGTCGTCCTCCCTCTGGAGAAGAAATGAAAGACATTGGCACATTAGAAAAATTAGTAGATTTACTTAAAGATGCTTCAGGAAGTGGAAAAAAAGTTTCTCGTCCTACCCTTGCAGATGACATAGATGATATACCTTTCTAATGGCTGATACATTCTTATTCCCCCAAGACCCAAGAGGTCGTAGTGCCCAAGTCAGCAGAAACCGCAACTTGCTGGACGCTACCATCAGAGATTTCTCTGGTGGGTGGAATGTCGTTGACAATGACCTGAACCTTGATACCAAGTTCTCCAAAGTACTAGAGAACATGCAGCGTGGCGTAGATGGCTCCAATGCCGTACGCCCTGGCACAAGACTGTTTGCTGAAACAAGCGCGTATCTAGATGAGGTCGTAAACATCGAGTACTATAGTGGCTTCCTTGTCGCTGTTGGTAAGAATGGTCATGTAGTTAAGATAGACAGTAATGGAATTGTCTCTGAAATTTGGAATGACGAATTTGGTGAAGTCCTGCCAGGAGCACCTGGCGGTTGGGATGTTACAGTCTTTGCATCCTTCGCACAGTTCAATGGTGATCTAATCATCTGCAATGGAGTGAACAAGCCACTTATTGTGGACAATAATATGATTTGCTCATACTTACAAGATTTGGCAGATTTAACCAATGCAAATACTCCTATTGCTAGGTTTGTCGTTGCTCACGGTCGCTATCTTGTCATGGCGGGTTCATTACTTGCTGGTGAGGAAGACAGACTATTTATCTCCGCTACTGACGTTAGCGGTACTTGGGTTGGGGATAGTGGCCCTAACGATGCAGTAAACATTGATCTAGGTTCTCGTGTCCCTAGTGGCTCGAATGTCGTCAAAGGCCTTGGCCGCTTCCGTGATAAGCTAATGGTCATGTTTGAGAACTCGATATTGCCCGGAACACTAGGGAGCTTTGTAGATGATGTTCATATTCCAACTTTCTCTGATGCAATTGAAAACGTTGGCGCTGTATCCCATAGAGCTATTCAAACGATCAGTGAGGATATGCTCTTCGGTGACGGAGCCGGAGTCTCCAATGTCAAACGTGCTTTAATTACTGGAACTGTGACTGGAGAACGTATCTCTCAGCTTGTCTCTCCTGAATACATCGCCGCTGTTAACACTGTAGGAAAAGAAAGCATTGTCGCATTGGAGGACAGAGTTTGGTCAATATGGGATAGCCAAAACGACAATTTTATGATCTTCGTTCCTAACTCGCATATTGCGGCTAATGCTACAGAGTCCCGATGCTTCGTCCTCAAGAAGAATAAGCCACTCAAGATTGAATCATGGCATGATTGGCGTGGCTGGAATTTCCGCTCTGGCTGTCAATCTGCATTGAAGCGTATCTTCTTAACAGAAGGATCACAGGTCTACATCCTTGGGGCAGAATATGACAACGCTATATATAAAGACTACGAAGGTGATCAGGAGATGTGGGATGATGAGACTTCTTGGAGTGATTACACGGGCTGGAACCCTGTAGTAAGTACAGCAGATAGTGGCGTTCCAATTAAGTTCGTTTGGGAGCTTCCTTGGTCTGACAACAATGAACGGTTTCTTACTAAGGCTAGCCGGTACATTAACTTTGACACCATCGGAGATAACCGCTTCACAGCAGAGATGTTCACAGACAACATCTACAAGGACACAACTGACCTTGGAGAAGATTGGATAGAGGATAGTCTCAAGTGGGATGATACCCTTGGCTGGGATGTAGATGTATTGGACCCAACACTATCAATGACCTTCGAAGGTGGAGATGCTCCCGGCTTCGGTCTTGACGAGTTCGGAGAGGACTTCGGAGGAGGTCGTCCTACTAGACTGGAAAAGTTATATGCGTGGACCGCTCGGTATAAGATTGAGAAGCTACGTATGACTGGTGATGCTACAAAGGAACTAAGATTCGTCGCTGTTACTGTAGCGTATCAGAATGGATCACTGAGGAGATAATTATGGCTAGTGCTGTTGATACGACATTACCTGCTGATAACGTAAAAGCTAGTAAGGCTGACTTTCGTGCTCAATTCCTAACGATCTACACTGAACTTACAGACCTACAGCAGAAGACCGGTGTTGCTAGTGCCAAAGCATTTTATGGTTTCCTTGAGAAGCATGAAGTTGAGGAAATGATACACAAGTTTCATGCACGTAAGAGTAATCTACCAAGAGATATGGCATATGGTCGTACCTCTCTAACTTCGTTATAGGAGAAAACGATGACTGACTCAATCGGTGTTCTCGGCAGTGCCTCCACAGCTTCTGCTGCGACCACAACTGTTTATACTGTTCCTTCTGCGAAGGCTTCGAAGGTGCAGGTTATGTATGAAATCCAGGGTGCTGGTGACGGATCTACTGACTTCACAATCACCGTGAATGGTATTGTCGTTATGACGCATTCTAACATTACTGCTAGTAACTACTTGTATTCAAGCCCCAATGCGTTAAAAGAAGGACCACTTGCTGCACAGGCTACTGGTGTTGATGGAGATACTACTATAGCTCCCGCTCCTAGTGTTTACTATCTCTCCGCTGCCGACACAGTAACATACACCATTGGCGGTACTACCGCTGATAGCTGTAATGTACAGGTCGTTGGTGTTGAAATCGACGTTTAGGAAGTAATATGGCTGTAACATCAAACTTCAAACTGAAGTTAATTGACTTCGACAAGATACCGTGGAATGACGACTTCTACGATAATATGCACATTATCGACGCGATCATGGCTCGGTACGTTACGATCAGCAGTGTGCAAGGATCATGGGAGAATGCTACGACTGTTACAGTTGGACAACGTTATGTAGACAACGATGACGATACCATTTGGGAAGTCTTAGTTGCCCATACAACGCCCAGTACTGGGACATTCAGTGCTAGTAGAACTGCTAACAGTAATTATTGGCAATCAATCACTGTCAGTGCCTCCTTTGCTGGAGCTTGGACTGCTGGAACTGAATATGCAGTCAATGAGTTTGTATCCGACTCTAATAGATATGGGGTGGTTACTCTCGCTCATACTGCCACTACTTCATATGATACAGGAGTTACTGCTGGATACATCTCAACAATAGTTGATGGGTCTACCATTGTAAGTGAAAGTCCTGTTGCCACTACGCTTTCTGTTGGATCAAGTGCGACTGTTTCCTATGTTGCATCTACTGGTGTATTTACTTTTGGCATCCCAACAGGAGCTACTGGTGCAACAGGGGCTGTTGGTGCTGACTACACAGCTGATGCAGAATTAAATGCTATTTCTGGACTTACTAGTGCCGCCGATAAAGGTATCTTATTTACAGGAAGTGGTACTGCTTCGGTGATTGATATTACTGCTGCTGCGTTAACTGTTCTAGATGACGCTTCTACTG